CATTAATTTTTAATTATTTATTACAGTATATTGAATATATAATATACATGATCTGTAGATATAGGTAAATTTTGTACTCTGCTATTTGAATAAGAAGTCATGCTTGCATCAAATGGGGGAATATTCATATCTGCAGTTATACCCAAATAATCCCAAATCTCATTATCAACCGTTGTTTCAACATTTGCTGAAATCTGATTAGTAATAAAAACTTCACCAAAAACTTCCATGCCCGCCGGATGAACTGTGGATTTGACAATATCTTTCCATTTATCAATAGATTCTCCGCTTCTTACCACATATGAATATTGTTGATAAAATATTTTAGATTTATCTACAGAATCAACTGCAGGACCTTGGATATAAATTAATTCAGATAATTTACCTTTGTTGTTTAACCAATACCCCTCACTTTCTTGAACTGCTCCAATATTACTAAATAAGTTTGCTGTTCTTGTATATTTTAAATTTGCAAAAATAGCAGTTGAATCCAACCCGGTCATTGTAAATCTAAACCGGGTATCATCTAAAATTGTGGTGACGGTAATTACATTTTCCGCGCCATTAATATAACTATTAGAATTTCCGTAAAAAATTAAATTGGCATTTTTTCCTCTAGATAAACCATGAGGAACTGTACCGGTAAATGTGCCTATTGTATTACTAAGTCGAACATTTCCTTGCACTACATTTACCGGATCTTCTATAGATGCATTAACAAAAAATCCTACCGGTAGTGCACCATTTATCGGAGTAAGGCCTGCAAATACTCCAGGATTAACTACTTTAATTGTTCGAATTCCGCCGGTATCTGTTAAAGATGTTATTCGTACATTTGCATCTCGTACTAAAATTTTAGTATTTGCAGTATATCCATTTTCTCCGTCAATGATGTCAAGTTTAATTAACTGCGGAATTATGCTTGCATTTATAATTTCTCTAGTATTTGTGGTAGAATTTGTTAATTTACTAGCAGTTATATTTTCAATTAAAAAATTACCTTTAATTTTTTCAAGAGTTAATTCATATACAGTAATTGTGTATCCTACATCAGGATTAATTTTAACAACATTATTTACTACGGCAGATGCTCCAGATACATCCCCTACAATTTTAGTATTAATAAAATTGAATATATTGGAATTATCTATAGATATAACTCTTAAATTATAATCTTTTTTCCAAACTCCGTCAGATGCCTTTAAAACTACAGTATCCGGATAAAAGAAACTAGCTTCATCGTTAAAAATTATTCTAAATAATAATTTGTAAGCTTCTTCAGTTCCTTTTGTTTTATGTATATCTTTAAAGTGTTTAATAAAAGTGCGTTTATCTGTAATGATGTTACGCGGAATATCATTGCCATAATTTATAAAGAAATTCTCAATTAATGAATCAATTGTAGTTTCACTATCAGCGTATTGTCTTGCATTTTGTAATAGTTCTTGTGGGCTTTGATCTTGTTCTAAAAATTTGTAATATGCCTCTAAAAATTTTATAAAATTAGAACTAGTATCCGTTTTAACAAAACTTAATTGTACAGAAGTAAGTGTTGCTGGTGCAACTGCACTAATTTGAATTTTAGTATTTGATAATATACTTATAACATAGAGTGAACTAGTAATTTGTGCATGTGATAGTTTATCACCTGCCATAATATCTACACTATTATTTACAGTTACAATATCAGATCCAGCAACAGTAGAACCAATTGCATAAGATACTGCTTCAGATTCTCCTACACGCAAAAACTCAGGTATTTGATGTGTAAATATTTTTGATATTTTTTCTGTTATTCGGCTCATTCAGTTACAACTGCGATTGTATTAACAGTTAATCCTTGTAGTCTATTTGCAGCACCATTAAAAGTACTGTCATCTAATAGTAAAATTTCATTTTTACTAACCATAATATCTAAATATGAATCTTGCACGGTTGTTGATAATCTAATATCTGTAGTATCTTCCGTGTATCCTGTAGGATATAAAGAGTCTATTGAAATTATACCGTTGTTATAATCAATAGTTCCATAGTTTGATGTAATAATTTCGGATGTATCTGCATTAACTAACTTAAGTGTGCCAAATCCTAATCTATTTGGGACAATATCATTAGGAAAATCTTTAATTCTGGCTTCAACGGAATTGCCGTTTTGCGAAACAACAAATCTGGTAGTCTCTAAACTACCGGGTTCAATTCCATTTTTAAAGTTAATTGTGTTACCTATAGTATAAGAATTATCAAAATTTAATATTGGTGTTATTCTTTTCTGCAATTTAACAGTCATTAAATTACCTATAACAGAATTATCTACTGCATCAATTGTTCTTGATAATTTAGAATAAACAAAATCTTTATCAAATTTTTGCAAATCATTATTAAAATATGTTCGTATCGTTGATATTACTAAATTTTTAATTTGTGTTGCAGATACTGTAGAAATTTTAGAATTGTACTTCACATTCACTGCTAAATTAATATAAAAATATTCTGGTTCAATAAATTCTGGTATAATAGATAATACTTGTTTACTTTGTAGAACTAAATTTGAAATATCATCTTTAGTTTGTTGTGTTATCTCGTATCCATCATATGGGTTTAATGAAATAATAACTTTGCCATATTTCGGAGGATTATTATCTTCTCCGCCCCATACTGAGATAGATTCAACTAAAGGATAATTTTTAGAAATTAATACTTTATAATCTTCAGCAGTAACTGCTCTATTTTGAGAAGATCCAAATTTTGGAGCATTAAATCTAATACTTTCAATCGTTTCTCTAGAAGTTCCGCCTCTTGAATTTGAAGTGGGTGTGATTATACCGGTAACCGAACCGCCGCCAATTTGCGAGCCGCAAAAAAATTCTTGAGAAATATTACCAGAAACATTACCTAGCGTGCCATTACTAATTAAATAGGTAACTTTAACAAGATTGCCTCTATTTAATTTTTTACCTAAAATACCATCGCCAAAATGTATTTGATATCTATCGGCTGTATTTTCTTCTAAGAAATAAACATTAGACGTTCCGTCAATATTTAAAGTATCTTCTGCTAAGGAGTATACTGTAGTTGTTGTATCTGATAATGAATTTTGCACAATAACTTGAATAGATGAAATGTCGCAATTTTCATTAGGTATTATATATTTTTCTGCTGGACCAGGAACATCTGCAGTAAATATATATTCTAATGGAATTCCCTCTACAACTTCTACATCAGTAAATGTATATGTTCCAACATTGGGTTGTATCGTTACAGAATTTATATTAACAAATGTTAGAGAATTTTCATTTATAGTAGTTGTAAATGGAGTAAATCTTTCAAGTGTCAAAAAGTTTGGATTATTCGTAGGGGAGTCAACTTCGAATGATAATAGCGCTCTTGCACCTTGTGTAGAAAATGGTGTATATCCCAGATGTTTTGCAATAGAAACTGCCGACGCTCTTTTAACGGCCGAGTCTAAAAACATCTCATTAACTACCATGTTTGCTAAATAAGCATTGTAGTGAGTATTGTAAGATAACACATCCAACAGAATAGATAGCCCAGATCCTTCATAATCAAAGTCTGTGAAGTATGGTGCACCATCGTCATCAACGTAATTTTTTAAAAAGTCTTTTAGATTTGATTTTATTGTATCAAAATCTAATTCCGCTATTCTTAGATTGGACATTATCTTGCTCTGCTAATAGTTGTTGCTACGGTTATAGGTTCTTCGGTATTACTAAGTGCGAATGTTACTTCTATATCAATTGCATTTTTATCAGAATTATCAATAATCTGAATATCTATAATTCTTGCCCTTGGCTCAAATTTTCGTATAGTGGTTTCAATTGATTTTTCTAATGCAGTAATTGTAGATGGTATAAAATTTTCAAAAATCAACGCACTAATTTGACTACCTATTTCCGGGTGAAATGGTCTCTCATAATTTTTTGTCAGAATTAAATTCTGAATAGCAGTTTTTACTGCGTCAGCATTTGTTCTAGTTAAAACATCTTTTGAATAAGGATGCGGCTTAAATAACAGATTTAAATCTGTATATCTTCGTACAATTCGATTTACGGTTGCCATTTTTATATTTATTGTTTTTGGTAAGAGGCTAGAACATTATTATTTATGTAGTAATTTTTATCCATAATTTACAAACGAATTGCGAGCCCCAGGAGCATTGGC